TACCACTGCCATGCGTATCTGTTTTTGAGTTTTAACAAATCCAACCGCGAGTTGACTTTTTGCGGCTGGCTACCCAAAGAAATGTTTTTGTACCGCGCCACGTTGTACCGACAAGGCACCGAGCGGGAGCGGAGCGATGGCACGACGTTTGAGCTAAAGGCCGATACGTTTGAAATCCAAAACAAGGATTTGTATAACGATTTCACGAGTTGGCCCGAACTGATCGCGCAGTGGTATCGGCACTCGGAGGATTTGCTATGAGCTTTATGGTAGACACTCCGTATGTAACGGCTTACATCCGAAACGAGTTTCTGTACGACCACACCGAGGGCGTGGGCGAGTTTACCGAATGCACCGTATTTGGCTACCGCGCAGAGCCTGCCCGCGTCCCCATGTTTAGCGTGATGCTCGCTAATGGCGCGCAATGGGCGAGGACGCCGATTCACGCGCTGTGCAGCAAGCCGTGTCCCGCCATGAGCTTACAGATCGCCTGCTGGTGGGACAGTTTTAGCCGGTTCTGCGAGGTGCGCGAAATGCAGTTTTTGCGTAACCACCGCGTGAAAGCACTTGGCCGCGACGGGGTGCAACGACCTGGCGTGTACGTATTCAGCGTGTTTTGGGCTGACGGCGGGTGGTCGGAAATAAGTGACCAAAGCAAGGATCATCACATCATTGCGCTGGATACCGGCCAATGGATCGCCTACCCCAACAATCGGCTGCTGTGGCAAGACCCGTCGTGGATTAATGGCGAACTGCCACGCGGCTGGAAGTCACCGAGTACTAACTACAGCGTGGAGGCACTACCGTGAATTGGCTAAAACGGCTTGTGAGGCGATTTCAGGCGTTTCGGCGGTACGAGTGGCGTCATGTGCCACCCCCGAACGTACGCTGCTCACGCGGCTTTGGAGGAGATTACTGGTGACAATAGACAACGAATCCAAACCGGGTAGCTGGGAGCGGGAGTTAAAGCGCCACCCGTGGGGTTACGGACAAAGGCAAGAGCCGACCATTGCTGAAATCCTGTATCGAATGCGCGCACATGGCCTAGACAAGGAGGCCGACATCATTGCCCGAGAGCTAGCGCGCGTGTCTCGATGAAATAGCATCCCTCACAGCGCACCTGACTTTCTAGGAGCCTGCGAATTTCGGGGTGGCTACACCCATAGCCCTTGCCATTCCACGGGCAGAGATACACGCAGCGCGCGCACAGGTTGGGCTTATACCACTTGTCCTCTAAACCAAGTTTTTCCATGCTCAACGACCGCTAATTCAGGGGGCAACAATCGCCCCTCGGTAAATGTCAACACGGCAAAACCTGAACACCAATTGACCGGCCCCGCTTCGGTGTAGTTGAACTGCGGCCCTGTGGGTTCTGCAAGCGTGCCGGTGTCAATGCCGTATCGGCGTCCCCGATAGTCAGCCCAAGGGGTCACCTGTAGCTTGTGCAGATGCCCATGCGCGTAGTGGACGCCCGCTTTGAGTGTGGAATTGTAAGCCGAGTGTATCCCACCGGCCACAGGTCGATGACGCACCGCAACCCATCCATCGGTGCCTTGATTCAAATGCACCGCCCAGCCCGCCTCCCAGCGTGGCAAGTAATCAAGCAGTGTCATCCCCCACATGTCCTCAAATTCGTTGACACGGCTAGATAGGTAATTCTCAAAACGACTGTCGTGATTCCCAATGACTCGCAGTAGCTTTGCGCCTTGTGCGGCCCGCTCAATTTCGGCCATGCGATCCTGCACTGCATGAATTTCATCCTTCATGTCGGGCTGCTTTTCCCACATGATGCGTGCGTGTCGGCTGATGCGTGCGCCATCGAGAATGTCACCATTCATAATGACGGCTGCGGGCTTCAGTTTTTTTGCCAATCGACAAAATGCTTGATGCGCCTCGCTGACAATACCTGGCCAGTAATGGGCATCGCTCGCAATCATTACCACGCCGTCTCGGCAATCAATCGGTATATCCCGCTTGTATACACGTTCACGAATTTCAGCCACTTCGTCTTTTTTGGTAGATATTCTAATGGTGGGTGAATTGTTTTTTAGGTTTTGTTTTTTGGATTTTAAAGATATGCCGTAACGCGCCTCCAATGTGCGGCGTCGTTCAAAAACTGCGCGTCGATTTATCTTTAAAAATCGAGCGACATCTGTGGCTGACCCTGATCTTTGCCAGGCAGCGATGAATTCATCGTCGGACGTACACTTTTTAACCATAGCTTTATTTCATCGTCGTAAGCATACAATGCAGCATTGTTGCCATTCGATCTACGAAATCCTCTGATGCTGACAATTCGTAGTAACTGGCCGTGTCAAGCATGGCGTGCATCGCTTCGTGCAGAAACACGGCCTGGCGATGCGTTCCCGTTAAATCGCTCCGCAGCTCAATGCGTAGCTCTGCGGGAATCCACATGGCTAACACTTCTTCGCCGTACTTCCAACGCTTCAGCGGGATGTTTATTACCTTGATGGTATGGCCCGCTAACTTGAAAGATTTTGGGATGCCATCGCTTCGCATATTAGTACGACCAAACATTCGGTCTTGGAGGCTCCTCCAAAGTATCCAAGTGGAGAAACCTGCCCGTTCCTTTCTGCTGCACGCCAATGCCTGTGAAGCCCAGCTCTAGCGCCAAGCGCAGCAGGCGGTGGGCGTCAGCCCCCTCCACGCCAATGTCACAGGCGCAACCAGAGGCATGCGCGCCGGGTTTGGCCTTCTTGGCCTCAATGGGATGCTCTGGGCAGCGATAGCCGCTCGTTATCCGCATGGGCTTGCCGTACTTCATCCGCAGCGCCTGCAAGCGACTTAAAAAGTCGTCCTGCATCTCGTTTTTGCCGCAGTGCTGGCAGTCAAACTCCTTGGCAGAAAAGTTGGGATAAAGTCTCCAGTCCATTACTTTGACACTCCCTTGAACTTTTCAAAGGTACGCAGGCCACCTAGTCCTAGCATGCCAAGCAAAATTGTCATTAGGCTGTCCATGTCAAAAGTCGGGAGCGGTGGAATGTCCTCGCCACTCAAGATCACCAAAAACGAGGTGACAGGAAACAACACAAAGTGCCACGCCAAAGCAACCCCACAAGTCCAACCAATAAATGGCCTCCATCCTGCGACAAAGGTGCTGCGGTTTGCGGCCTCTGTCTTGTTAACCTCAATCTGGCCTTGCGCGATCTCTTGGGCGTGACGCTCTGACATCGTGGCGAGTTCATGCGCGAGCTTCGCCTTTTGGTCTTTGTCCTCAATAAACTTATCGAGAAGACCTGTAATGGGGCCAATGAGTTGCTGCCACATTATTTATCGCTTCTCTTATTAAAAAGTTCAAAGAGGGTTTTAATCTTGTCCTCCAAAACGGCCGTCCGCAAATCCAGTTTCGCTAATACGATAATTAGCGTAATGATGGCAAGCAGGATAGGCCATGCTTTGATAAGAAGCTCAACGACCCCCATCTCCATTACTTATCTGCCTTTTCGTCCAGCTTATCCCAGATGCGGGTCAGGATGGATTCAATTCGTTCCAACGCATCACGATAATCATCGCGTCTCACAAATTGATTCATCATTTCTTTATGGTCGCGCTGAAGATTCTCTAGGCTTGTAGTGATCGAACGCAGTGTCCAACCGCCAAACGCCGCAGCCACCATGATTGCGATATTGAACGCCACTTGGTAGTCCATAACTACTCCGCTACTTCTTCCTCGACCGGCTTCCACGGCAGTGCCACAACCTTTGGCTGCTCAACCTTCTGGTTGTCGATCTGCGTCTGCGCCATGTTTTCAAAGCGAGCCACGCCGTCAGTGCCTAACGCATCCTTCGTCCACGCAATGACCTGCGCTTCGGTGATGTTGGCAAGCTCGACAAAGCTCTGCGCGTTCGGCGGCAATAGCTTGGTGTCGCCCTGCACAAAGCCTTTTAAGCCGTCTTCGCTGGCGTTAATATCAAAGCATACGGTCACGACCACATCGTCGAGGTCATCGACCTTCTGGGCTTCGATCTGCGTAATCTTCCAATCAAACTGTGTCATCTGATTTCTCCTTTGGTAATTGAGATTCGGCCTGTTCCTTGATCTTCAGCACCAAGGGCCAAGCACCGGATTTTGTGGGTAGGTCGCCGAGGACGCCTAAAATCGCGTTGACTTCTTCGACGGTAAGTTTTAGTTCAATCATTTAGCCTCCAGTTCAGCGACACGTTGCCGCAAAGATTGAATTTCCGCGATGAGTAGTGGAACAAGTGACGAGGTGTCAATCTGCTGGTAGACGGGGTTGCCGTCTTTGTCCACGGCATCCTTTTCGCCACTAACCGCATACGGCGCAACTTCTTGCGCTTCGTGAGCAATCAACATTTGACGCTCTGCCGTCGCTCCGTTCATCTTGCCGACGTACACCTTCAGCGCATCTACTAACTTGCCAGAGTTTGTTACTGGCCCTGTAATGGTTTTGGCGCGATAATCTGATGTGGTGTTGTAACGAACAAGGCCGCCAGTACGGTCGTAATCAATAGAGCCGCGAACCGTCGGCGATGTTTCCGTAACAAACGCAACAAACGCATTATCACTTGTTGTGGCATTGTTCCAAATTGTTTGAACAAATGTTAATGATCCAGTTTCTTGTTTTAGGGAACACGCTGCCCCAGAGCCTGTGGTTCTTACTGCGTTTAAAACGCCATCAAAATAACTTCCGGTCGTAGTAGCGCCAATTAATAACGCACCCGCCATGTAATTTAAAGCACTGCCCGCACAGTACAGGTTCCAGCGGCCAGAGCCAGAGGCGATGTCGGAGTAAAAGCCAAAGTTGTTGGTGGCTCCGGTGAGGTTAGAGCCAGCAATAAAACCAAATTGATTGGTAACGGTTGACCCAGCGCCAATCGTTGCTTGCGAGGCACTGAAATGACGCAACTCACCTAACGTGAAACTCGCCGCCTCTGTGTTTAAGCCAGTAGAGAAACCATACCCGCCACTTGTTGAGCCGCTTGGAATG